TCATTATAATCATAATCACGATTAGATACAGATAAATCTATTTCACCACATCTAGTATTACCATCGTTAAGATATTCATTTCTAGGATATGCAGGTCCCATCCAAGCAATTAAACATAACAAAATTATTAGAATTCCTGTAAAATAATAATTCATCTTGGCAGACTCCATGATACATCCTAATAATTTATTTCTCTGTTTAGATCTTTAATATCGTATTCCATTTGTCTTACTTTATCAGCTAAGACTTCATATAAATTTTCAGCCATCTCCCATGTGCCTTCTGCTCTTTCTAATTTTGCAATAACAGTATTTACATTGTCAGTTAAAACAGACATATCTCTATTAATATTTTCTATTGACATAGTTTGTAATTTTTCTATTTCTGCTTTGTTAGAATTTATAGTGTCTGTCAAATTAACTATGTATTTAACACCTGTAAATGTTCCAACTAACACTGATGCGACTACTGGCACCATAACTATATTTTTTTTAAGAAGATCAGCTAAATTCATTTTCTCTTTTTCTTTGGTTCTAATAGATTATCTATGAACGAACAAAGCTTGTCTAGTGCACCAAAGAATTTGTATATTATTTTATCAATCATTTTGTTTTCTTTTCCATTTGGTAAAACATTTTGTCGCTGTCTTCTGTAACCATGTCGTTATCTTCTGCGTCCCAATATGTAGATTGAACTTTGTAATCTGGCCAGCTGTTGTCAGTAGTATAACTGTTAATGTCCCAAAGAAGACGATTATTAGGCTGAGCTGCAAAATTCCCGTTATCAAGAGCCAATATATGCGCACACTTGTGTTCTTGAGGTATTTCAGAATGTTCTGTATCCAAAATATTAACGTCTGGATGTGCCCAATCAATCGTAAATAAATATTTTCCATGATAGAATTTTTTATCTAATCCTAGAAATTTTCCGTTTACACCATCCAACCAATCAAAGCAAGTAACACTAGGCCAGTAACTAAAACTGTTCCACAATTCAAGCTCGTGGACTTGCATATCTGGCACATTGGTTCTGTCATACGATTTTTGGAAAAACGCTGAGATAGGCAAACGCCAATAACACGCACCGTTTGGTAGCATGATGTTAAATAAGATAGCCCTCCCTGAAATTGATGTGGTAGCGAAGATAACACATTCTTCACTTTCTCCATGATGCTCTTTAAGGTCATAAAGATACTCCTTTCTAAGTTTACAATATATTGGAGGTATGTTTGCGTTCAGATAAGCCATGTTTATATTTTTCTCTCCAATAGTTTTTTCTTTCTAAGATTCTTACTCTTTTTTCAAGTATATCATATCCTAGTATTTTTCTAAGGAGCTGCGTTAACATTTCCATCTTCTTCTCGCTTGTCTTAATCTTGAGTTAGGATCTTTTGCAGCTTTAGGAAATTTTTTCATTTGTCCTAAACTACGAGCAC